TGCCCGTCGGTGGCGCCATTATGCGCGTGATCGCCATCCCATCCGATATTATGCTGGTGATTGCCTTGCGTATCCATCGAATGCGTGTGATTGGCGCCAGCCGCCGTGGCGCCGCCGTGTGAATGATTGCCTTGCACGTCCGACGTGATCGCCAGCGCCGGCAGGTTGGCCTGCGCGATGACGCGCTGCCGCGCGCCGGTTTTCTGCGCGAATGTGTAGGACACCGTCGCGCCGTTATCGTCCACCGTCGACCCGGCGCCGACCAGCGCCCGCGCCGAGCATCCCGGCAAGGCGAACGTCGTTGATCCATCCCCCGCGCCCCACGCCGTGCCGATCACGGCGAACAGCGCCGAGTAGGTCGTCCTTGAAATCAACCGGCCATCACAGATCAGCCAACCGGGCGGCGCCGATCCCCCGGCGAAATCCAACAACGCGCCGACCGGCATGGCGATGAACAGCAACTGATCGATCAACCCCCAGTTGCCGTTCAGCTTCGTTCCCCACGTGTCACGAGATGCGCCCGTTTCGGGTTGAACGAAACCGAGATACGGTGTGATGGCGTCAGCCATTTCATTGCTCCATCATTTCGTTCCGGCCGGTGGTTTCGCCACGCCGGGCGGCCCGACCGGGGTCACGGTGACGGTGGCGCCACTGGCCACGCCGGCCGCGAGCACCGCCGCCGAGAGGGTGATGTTAAGGCTGTTAATGGCCGCGATCGAGGTCCCCGCCGGAATCCCGGCGGCCGCGATCGGCAATCCCACGACGAAGCCGGTCGCCGAGGTCACGGCGATGACCGTGGCGCCCGCCGTGGCGGCCGCCGTCGTCGTCGTCGTCACGTTGGGCACCAGATTGGCCTCGACCCCGTCATCCGCCCCGGCGACCTTGTAGCCGGCGGCGACGGGCATGCAGACGATCCACCCCAACGGACCCAGGCCACGCCTGCGGCCCTGCCAGCCGACACGGCGGATATAGTCCTGCCGGTTCCCCTCCGAGATGCCGGCCGGCGTGCGCCGCGACTGCGTCGGGTCCAGCACGTAATAAGGCTTGCCGTCGGCGACCAGCCACTGGGCGTTGGGCTGCGCCGCGTTGCTCATCTGCCCGGCCAATGTCGTCATGGCGACCCTCCCTTGAGATGACGCAAGACCTCGCGGTTGGCCTCGCTCACCGCGGTGTTGCGCGCGACCTGCTCGTGTAATGTCGTCAGTTCCTGCTCCATCGACATTATCCGTTGCTCGATAAGATAGCCAACGACGCTGAGCAACAGGCCGATCCCGGCGGCCACGACACGCCAGATCTGCTCACGGTTGTTGTCGCTCATGGTCTGATCCGACCTCAACGGCCGCCTCGCGCGTCGTGCATCGCGCGCGGATCGCCTCGATCAGCGGGTTGATGTCCAAATTGCTCATGCTACAGGTCCGCCGACGCGGTCATGGTGCCTGTATATTGCGCGGTACCAAGCGCCGTCGCGGTCGCGTACACCATGACCAGACTATTCCATCCAACCTGCGCGGTGATACCGGACGCATTGGTATAACTTACCCCGCTGAAGGCTGTTGTTGGGTTGGCCCTCATGGGAGTTAGTAACGTCACGGTCTGCGCGAAAGCAGCCCCGGCGGCGGAATAGGCGATCATCGAAACGCCGCCCAAAACCTGGTAAAACCGCAGACACTTCGCCAGGTCCTGTTGCGGATCGGGCTTCTCCAGTTGCGTCATCGCGCCGCCGATCTCCAATTGCATCCCCCAGAATTGCACCGTGCCGCTTTGCTGGCCAATGCCCGTCAGGAGCGTATTGCTCGTATCGGAGAGGACAATCTCAACGCGCGTGTAATCGCTTCCGACCGTCGTGCCCAGCGTCTTCCCGCTCGCCGATGGGATCGTCGCGGTCACGGAATAGCGTATCCACGTCGCGGACAGCGCCGCCGTCGTGCCGAGATTTGTCGCGACCGCCGCTGATGGAGAGCCGCCGGTGCCAAAGAACTGCGTGACGCGGAGCGCGGCGCGCGGCGTGCCGCTGGTGGCACGCGCCCAAAACGAGATGGTGATTGTCTTGCCCGACAGACGCCTGATCGTTTCAACGCCCTGAGCCAGGAAGGAGAACGACGCCGCCGTGGCTGATCCCGTGACCACGTCCTGTAACGCGTATTGCGCCCCTTCGTCGCCGATGGCGGCGCGATCGGCGTCGGCCAGAGCGACGGCCGTCACGCTGCCCGTGTCGTTTTGAGTGAACATCTGGAAGCGATCGAGTGTGTAAGCCGCGTTCGTGGTCCACGGTCCCGCGCCCCGCTGCTGGATGTTGAACAGCGGATTGTGCAGTAAATTCCTACCCACGTCATTGAACGTCGGTGGTAGCGGTTGCGCGGGAACCGGATACGCGAGCCATTTGGTGCCATCCCAGCGATACTGCGATCCACCAGGGCCAGTGACGATCTGGTTGAGCGTGGGACTGTTGGGGAAGTCATACATGGCTACAGGTCCGCCGATACATAGCCGCTGAAGTTATTGTAGTTCCCTATGCCGCCAGTAATTGCCGAGGACGAATAGAACTGAAATCCTGACGCGCTTAAGCTGGCGTAACTAATGCCGCCATTAGGGCTGCCGCCGTTATACGTGATCCCGCTTGTTGATGGTATTGCACGCATTTGGACAGGGAAGACATAGGTTTGTGGTATGGACCCGCCGAAATTGCCGCTGGCTGTCGCGTTTATGATGGTGATATTCGCGATTGTCTGATAAAAACGTTGACACTTCGCAAGGTCTTGTTGCGGATCGATCTTCTCCAGTGGTGTCGCGACGGAGCCGATCTCCAGTTGCACGCCCCATAGTTGCACCGTGCCGGACTGCTGCCCAACGCCAGTGCTAGCTTGATTGCTGACATCAGAATACGTGAACGTAAGCTCTGAGAAGTCATCGCCATTCGTGCCGAGTGTCTTGCCCGAGGCGCTTGGATACGACACGGTGAAACTATAGCGTGTCCATGTCGCGTTGAGATTGGATGTCGCTCCAATGCTGTTATAGACTGACGCTGATGGACTACCACCCGTGCCAAAGCTTTGCTGATAGCTCAAACCTATCTTAGGAGTTCCAGAGGATGCACGCGCATAAAACGAGATGATTGCCGTCTTGCCAGACAAGCGTCTAACACCCTCAACAGCCTGCCTGATTTGGTTATAAGCATTCGCTGTTGCTGAACCAGTAAATACGTTCTGCAATGAGAACCGCGCGGCCTCATCACCAATCGCGGCGCGATCCGCGTCGGTAAGAGTCGCCATTGAATAGCTAAAGGTATCCAGAGAGCCCGAAATCCTCCATCGATCACATGTGTAAGTGCCGGTTCCAGTTGTCCACGGCCCCGTGCCTCGCTGCTGGATGTTGAACATCGAGTTGTGCAGCAGGTTGCGCCCGACATTGTTCTGGATCGTCTGGTCCGTCTGCGCCGTGCTGAGTGCTGCCGTGACCGACGCGGCCTGATTGACTACAGGCACCCACTGATTGCTGTTGCCATCGTTGTAATAGATATACTGTTGCAACCCCACGCTATCGAACCACGCGCTACCAATCTGTGGCCCACCCGGTGGTGTATCACTGATCGGCGTAGCCGTCGCCACCTGCGCCCACGCATTGTTCAACCGCCCATATGTCTTGCTGTCCGCCGGGGCGTCAGTCAGCCGGGTGGTATCCGACGGATGCACGTGATCGGCGCGGGCGAAATTCAGACTGGTCCCAATCGCCGCCACGGCATTCATCAACGGCGTCGTCGCCGATGCATGCGCGTTATAATATTGCAGCGTCACCGGGTTCAGGTTCGCCGCCGGATCGGCCGACAGCACCAGCGCCCCGGTCATCGTACCGCCGGCAAGCGCCAGGCGCGAGGTATCGCTCGGATGCACGTGATCCGCCCTCGCCCAGGTCGTGCCCGTGCCGACCGCCGCCGTCCCGTTCATTGTCGGCGTGGTGGACGACGCCGACGGCATCGCCGCCGTCACGAACGCCGTCGAGGCGATCTGGGTCGTATTGTTCCCCGGCGGAGCCAACGGCGCGGTGCTGACACCGGCCAACGCCACCGCCCCGGTCATGGCCCCACCCGCGATCGGCAAAAACGGCCCGCCCGTCGGCACGCTGTTGGCCACGCTCTTCAGTTGCGTGTCCAGAATGTCCATGTCCTGATTGAGATGCGTGCCCCATTGGTCGTCATCGCCGTTGACCGACGGCTTCAGCAGCCCGTAATTCGGCGTCGTCGTGTAACCGCTCATGCGCGCGCGCCCCCCCAGACTCCCGATGGTGGTACGGGCGTCCAGGCGCCAGTCGCGCATGGATCAGCCGGCGTCCACGCCCCCGCCTCGCACGGTCCCGGCATGACCCACGAAGGCGACAACTCACCCTGAACCGAAAACCGGATGCTGGTCTGACCCAGCAATGCTCTGACCCGCGTCACGCCGGGCGCGAGACCAAACGCGATCGAGGTGGCGCCCCCAACAGCATAAAGATCGCCGCGGTAGACCGAGTATGGGCCAGTTCCGTAAGGCCCGACGCCATAAGGCCGGGGCATCGCCATGGCTCAGATCGCCTGGACGGTGAAATTGCCGGTCGATATCCGCATGATGTCGCCGACATTCACGACTTGCGTGATCGGCGTTACCCCATCCGTCGGGTCGACCAGCGGACCCCAGTAAAGCCGATTGCCGGCCGTCGCCGCGTCCCACACCTCGGCGTAGCCGATCGTGCCCCACGAGGCCGTGGCGGCCGGCCACTCCAACGTCGCGGCGTTGGCCGCCAAATCGGTCCTGGACGACACCATGGCCCACGTCGCCGCCTGCCGAACATAAGCCCCACCGGCCACCTCAGCCCCAGGCGCCGTCGCCGTTGGCGGCGGCACCGCCGCGCACAACCCCAGCCAAATGCCGGCGGGCTCGGCGTAGGCGGCGAACGCCAGCGTGTGCCCCAGCACCTTGGTCCGCAGATAAGATGTCGCGCTGCCGGGCATCAGTCAGGGTAATCCTCATCACCAGGATATGCCCAACGATGCCGCCCGTCTCGC